CACAAATGAGCAGGTTGCTCACTGCAAGGTCGGGGACCACTCCGAAGACGATACCCCTGCCCTTCGCGTCAATAAACAGGGTGAGTGAGGCATATGACCCGCAGAGGTTCAACAACAGCTATATGTACAGGGTAGCTGCAAATAGTGACCTGACAGAGTGGTATGGGATGAAGCGTCCTGCTCCTTATAACATTACCTATCAAATAGATTTGTGGGCAAGGAATCTGAAAGATCTGGATGCTCTGGGCAACCAACTGGCTCTTAGACAAAGAGCAGACGAGATTTATCTTACGGTGGACCATCCTGTTATTCCTACCCATGATTTGAGCGGGACAACACAACTTTATGCCCTCACACTGTTGAGAGGGATTAACGAAACTTCTGAAAAGGAGCCAGGCAGAAATCAGCGGGTGCTAAGACGGTCACATACGTATGAAGTGGCGGCTTGGAAAGACTATGTTCCTGAACAATATGGTGTTGTTGAAACTGTTATTACTGAGATTTGGGATACTGACGACGACCAGCCGCTAGAAACCGGAACAGATCTGTTGGATACGGTTAGAGTAATTGGTGTCCTAGAGGACTAAGTTTAGATTAGGAGAGTGGAAATGGCTGTACTTGTAAGCCCAGGCATTCAGACCAGAGAAATTGATTTCTCTGATTATGCCCCGGCTATGTCTACCAGCCGGTTTGGGATGGTTGGGACTGCAACTAGAGGCCCTGTTGATACTGCTACCCTCATTACAGATATGGGTAGTCTGGTGGATACATTTGGCCCTCCTAGTGGAACCCACTATGGTTTGTATGCTGCTGAGAGATACCTGAGAGCAGGTAGGCAGCTTTGGTTTGTAAGAGTAGCTGGAGACTACTACGCCTCGTCTGAGATTGCCTCTGTAAAGGCTGGTGGCGGATCTCTTACTATTACCGCTAATACCCCAGGTACTTGGGGAGATAATGTTACTGTTGTTCTTGGTAGTGGCACAGATGCCGGTACTTATAAGATCACGGTTCAGTATAATGGTTTTCCTGTAGAGGTTTATGATCTGGTAAGGGTGGGTACGGCAAGTGCAAGCCATGACAACTATATTGAGACCAGAATCAATGGCCTGTCTGACTATATCAGTGTAACTGACGCTGGTGTGGGGGCTGCTCTTACCGCAGGAACAGTCACGCTGACAGGCGGGGATAACGGTACCCCTGTGACCGATGCGGACGTGGTGGGGGCGTATGGGACTCCTCCTACTGTGCCCAGCACGGGTCTACACTGCTTTGACAACCCAGATACTATTCAAATTGATATTGTGGCTGCTCCAGGGTTTGTCAGTGACACGATCATAACAGCGTTGATTACACTAGCCAGCACTACCCGAAAGGACTGCTTGGCTCTGATTGATGCTCCTTATGGCCTGTCTGTGTCTGGGGTGGTAGCTTGGCATAATGGTACCAGTGGACTGGCTGGGGCACCTACTGCCGCTATCGACTCATCTTATGCTATGCTTACCTACTCGTGGGTCCAGGTTTTTGACAGCTACAACAACACAGATGTTTGGATCCCTCCTAGTGGGCACGTTGCTTATGCCATTGCCAATACTGACTACGTGGCAAACCCATGGTCTGCTCCCGCTGGAATGACCAGGGCTGCTTTCAATGATATCAAGGCTGTTGAGCATAGTGCTACTCAAGGTGAGCGTGACTACATGTATGCTAACGGAAATGCAGTAAACCCTATCTGCAAGCCGTTCTACAACGCTCCTTTCTGTCTCTGGGGCCAGAGGACCCTTTCCAGAAGTGCTACTGCTCTGGACAGAGTAAACGTAAGGAGAATGTTGCTGTCCTTGCGTCAGGTTGTGGTTTACGTTGCTAGAAATCTTATTATGGAGCCCAACGACAGGTTTACCTGGAGTAGGTTTGTTCGTATGGTCAAGCCTACAATGGAGGAATATAAGAACCGTAGGGCAGTTTATGATTTCCGCATTATTTGTGATGCTACAACGAATACGGCAGCGGTGATTGCTAGAAACGAAATGCGAGCCAAGATCCTTCTGAAGCCCACGAAGACAGCAGAGATCATTTCCATTGATTTCATTTTGCTGCCTACTGGTGCCACCTTTGAAGAGATTTCTCAGGCTAACTAAAGGAGCCCTACAATGGCTGTTAACAATGAACTGTACGGTATCTCTGCTAACCACATTGCTCCAGGGGGTGTTAACAAGCCTACCTTCGAGCCGCAGAGAGTTAGTAACTTTGTTCTGGAGGTGGGTGTTCCTGGTACTCAGGTAGATGGTACTATTGACGCCGGGGCAGAGCGGATTATTGCCCTGTCTGTCAGAGAGTTTCCTATGCCGGAGGAAAGGACAGATGCTATTGAGCTACAGTACGGTAATGAAGTCCGGTATGTAGCTGGTAGGACCACTTTCGGTGAGGAAACCCTGACCTGTGTTGACTATATTGATGTGGATACAGCAGGATATATCTATGACTGGAGACGGCTGGTTTACAATCCAGGCCCCAATGCTTTTGGTAACTCTGGTGGTGGTAAGCAGCTTGAGCCCGGAGCCATTGGCTATGCTTTCATGTACAAGAGTACTGGATCTATCTGGTGGTTGGATCCTATGGGGAGCCAGCCTCCTGGACGGCGTTTCCTTATGCACGGAATGTGGCCGATGACCGTTAGATATGGTCGAGGCAACATGACTGCGTCCGAGCCAAACATTATTGAGGTGACTTTCAAGGTTGACCGTATCGAGCGGGTCACTGGAACGGTTGATGATGAGGCTTCTTTGGGATCAGGTACCTACGTCTAATCTTTACTTTCTAGGAGTGTTTTGGTATGGCTAATGGTGTTGCGTCTGAAGCGGTAGAGGCTGTTGCAGAAGCTAGAAAGCAACAGGGAGCCGGTCAAGGTCTTGAGTTCAAGCCGAAGATCTCTTTGAGCAAAGAGACTGTTCTGCCTAGCCGTGGACTGCTTTATGGCACGGCTATGCCCGGAGGCCGGCTTTCTGTTCGTAGTATGACTCTGAGAGAAGAGAAGATATTAGCCGATCCAACCATTGGAAGAAACCAGAAGGTAGACAGGATCATTCAGGCATGTGTAGAAAACTTGCCTATTCCCTACGACAGCTTGCTTGTGGGGGACCAGGTTTTCTTACTGTTTGAGGTAAGGAATATTTCCTACGGTTCTGACTATGAAGTTTCACTTGGTTGCTCTGCTTGTGGGCAACAGTTTCCTCACTCCGTCCAGATCCCTGGAGAGGTAAATGTAAAGGTTTTGTGTGATGATCATACAGAGCCTTTTTACGTGGAGCTTCCTGTAGCTGGCAATACTCTTGGTCTGCGATCTCTGCGGGTCTCTGATGAGAGAGAGATTGAGCGGTATTCCAGGCTACCCGCTGTTGCCAAGCTTCATGCTGGCGATCCTTCTCTTACTTACAGGCTATCGAGGCATGTTATAGAGGTAGATGGTAAGACTGTAGCGGGCCAAACGGGTCAGTTACTCGTGTTCCTGGAGCAGTTGCCAAGCAGAGACGTTTATGCCATGCTGGACTGTGTAGATGATAATGTGTGTGGTCCTGATATCAGAATGGTCCTGCCATGTCCTGCTTGTGCTGCCGTTATTAACTGTACAATGCCTTTGAATGAAACATTTTTTCGTCCAAAGCGTACCGGAGCCAGTGGGCATGGAGTGTAGTGGTATCGAGGCTCTTTTGCAGGAGCAAGTTAGCTTGTCTATGCTTGCTCATATTCCTCCGGACTGCACAGAGAAAATGTCACCCTTGGAGCGAAGTGCTGCTTTGCGTTTTGCTGAGTATGTGTTGAAGCAGACTACTCCAAGTCTTGGAAACCAGTAAATGGACCAGCAGCCAGTCAGAGTCAAAGTAAGCCTGTCAATGGATCTTGCTGATTTTCAGAGAGATCTAAACAGGACTTTGCAGTCTAGTGGCAACAAGCTGACTGCTGCCCTGCAACAGGGTTTCCCCACAGAGGTTTCTAGGCCAGCGATGTCTGGAGCCTCCTTCGCTGGGTCGGAGATTCTTGGGGGTATAGCCTCTTCAATAAAGCAGATGCTAGGTGACAAAGAGGCTGTTCTTGAATCCATTACTTCTAAGGCTCTTGCTGCAAACGAGGCCGGGTTTACTTTTGCAGAAGCACTCAAGCAGGTTGGTTTGGGGCTAGAGATCCTGGGGAAAGATGGGTCAACAGATGACGACCTGCAATTTTTTGTGGATAGGGTGCAGGACCTTGGAGAGGCAATGGGGGGGCTTGGTGAGGGTGTGATACCTGAGAAGATAGCACTACTTGAAAAGTTGGCGGAAGTTTTAGGTAAACTAGCCCTTGCGGTACCGGATG